CAAGGCGTTCCAGCTCGCGCAAAAGCACTACCCGCAGACCGAAAGCATCGTCAAGACGCTCAAGGCGCAGTCCGAAGGCGCGAACCTGCAGGAAATGATGCGCCTCAAGACGTCGATTGCCGCGGGCACGACCACGGATTCGACGTGGGCGGCTCCGCTGGTCTACGCCAACACGTTCGGCGGCGACTTCATCGAGTTCCTGCGCGGGCAGACGCTGGTCGGTCGCGCCGCGTTCCGCCGCGTTCCGTTCAACGTCCGCATTGCGGGCCAGAATGGCGGCACCACGGGCTACTGGGTCGGCCAGGGCAAGGCGAAGCCGGTTTCGAAGGCCTCGTTCAACGCCACGACCGTTCCGTTCACCAAGATCGCCGGCATCGCGGTGCTGACGCAGGAACTGATCCGGTTCTCGGATCCGTCGGCCGAGCGCCTGGTCCGCGACGACCTTGCGCGAGCTGTCACGGAACGCGCCGATTCGGACCTGTTCGATCCCGATGTCGCCGCGGTGGCGAACGTCAACCCTGCCGGCCTGCTCAATGGCGTCAACCCGGTTGCAGGACCTGCGACCACCGATGCGGATGACATCCGCTGCGCGCTGATGCGCCTGTGGGCTCCGTGGGATTCGACGTATCTGGGCGCTCGCCCGGCGTACTTCACGACCCCGGCTGTAGCGCGCTTCCTGGCGTTCCAGCGCGATGCCCTCGGCAACCTCGCCTTCCCCGGCGTGACTCCGACGGGCGGCACGCTGGATGGCGTACCGATCTACGTTTCGCAGTACCTCGCGAACAACGGCGGTTCGGGCGGCGCTCCGCTGATCCTGGTTGACCAGGATGAGATCTTCCTGGCGGACGACGGCAACGTGACGGTCGATTTCTCGACCGAAGCATCGATCGAAATGAGCGATGCGCCGACGGCGGCCTCGGGCGTTCCGACTGCCGGCTCGGTCAACACGGTCAGCATGTTCCAGACGAACAGTGTTGCTCTCCGTGCCGAGCGCTTCATCTGGTGGGGTCCGCGTCGTAGCGGCGCCATCAACTGGATCGACGGTTTCCCGACCAGCTGCTAAGCAACTTTGAGGCGGCGGGCTTCGGCCCGCCCCTCTTTTCGAGGTGAGCGATGCAAGTCACGCCCGTAAAGAAGAAGTTCGGAAAACACGTTCCAGGCGACGTGTTCGAGTTGCGAGACAAGACCGCCAAGATTCTCATCGCTGTCGGCAAACTGGCTCCGGCAGGATATTTGACGCGCGATATGCGCGCGGAGCGACCGCAGGCGCCCGCCGTGATCGTCGATGCTCCGCAGGTTGCGGTTGTCTCCGATCCTGTCGTCGATGAATCCGCCGAGGAAGCGCCATACGGATACAAGGCGGACGGCACGCCGCGCAAGCGCCCCGGTCGGCCGGCATCGGAATCCTGAAATGCGCCTTCTTGGTCTGGATATCAAACGCGCGGCCAGCGGCATGGCNNCNGTGCCTGCGCGCGGATGGTCCCGGATTCTCGAATCATTCACGGGCGCATGGCAACAGAATGTTGAGGTCAAGCAGTGCGATCTGGTTTCGTACCCGACGCTATATGCGTGCATTCAGCGCATTGCATCGGATATCGGCAAATTGCCGTTCTGCCTGAAGCGGAAGAACAACAGCGGCATTTGGCAAGAGGAGGATAATCCCGCCTATTCCCCCGTGCTCCGCAAGCCGAATGGATACCAGACTACGCAGCAGTTTCTTGAGCTTTGGCTGGTATCGAAGCTGACGCAGGGCAATACCTATGTCCTCAAGGTGCGCGACAACCGCGGCGTTGTGGTCGCGATGTATGTACTCGACCCGTGCCGCGTGCAGCCGATGGTCACGGAATCCGGCGCCGTCTACTACCAGCTGATGACGGATAGGCTCAATAAGCTGCCCGAGGGCCTGCCGCAGGATAGATTGCTTGTTCCGGCGTCGGAGATCATCCACGACCGTTGCATTACCTTCCACCATCCGCTGATTGGCGTGCCGCCTTTGTGCGCAGCCTATTGGCCGGCGGTGAAGAACCTAAAGATCCTGCAGAGTTCGACGCAATTCTTCGGAAACAGTTCGCAGCCTGGCGGCATCCTGTCAGCGCCGGCTGGAATGGACGACGAGGATGCGCAGCGGATCAAGGAATACTGGGACGCGAATTACAGCGGCACCAACGCCGGCAAGGTCGCAGTTATCGGCGCCGATATGAAGTTCACCAGCTTCGCCATGAAGGGCGCCGATTCTCAGCTTGTCGAGCAGATGCGCTACTCGGATGAGCAGATTTGCCAGCCCTTTGGCGTCCCGCCATTCAAGATCGGCATTGGCACGATCCCGGCCGGACTGGGCATCGATGCGATCAACCTGATGTATTTCGACGATGCGCTTTCGTGCCACGTCGAGGCGATCGAGAACCTTCTCGACCAGGCGCTCGCGCTGTCCAATGATCTCGGCATCTGGCTCGACACGGAGCCGCTTTTGCGCATGGACGTTGGCAAGCAGGCAGACGTGGAATCGAAGCTGGTGGGCGGAAAGATCAAGACGCCGGACGAGGCGCGCAAGCGGTTCAACCTCGGCGCTACTGGCGGCGGCGATACGCTTTGGGGCCAGCAGCAGGACTACCCGCTCGGCATGCTGGCCGATCGTGCGGAATGGGATCCGAATATGCAGCAGCCGGCGCAATCGGCTCCGGTCGCGCCCGATCCTACGGCCGATCCGAGCGCGGACCCAAGCGCCAATGCGGCAGAAGAGATGCGGCAACTTAAAGCCGAACTGTGGGCGCGCAAGGCGCTAGACGCGATACGAGAGGCCGTCAATGCTTGACGCAACAGAGTTTGGCAAGGCGATGGCCGCGATCGTTCGCGACGCTACGACGCCGCTGCAGAAGCGCATCGAGGAGCTTGAGGCGCGGCAATTGCAGCGCGGCGAGAAGGGCGATCCTGGTATCGCTGGTGAGCGAGGCGAGGCTGGCGAGCCGGGTATTGCCGGTCCACAGGGTGAGCCGGGGCCGCAAGGGCCGCAGGGCGCTCCCGGCAAGGACGCTGATCCGATCGATCTTGCCGATGTTGCGCGCGAGCTGGCATCGCTGCCGGAAATCAAAACAGTGCTTGACCTGTTGACGGCCGAAGCGGTCGCGAAGCACTTCCAGGCAAACCCGGTGCGCGATGGCAGGGATGGCGCGCCTGGCGCGAATGGCAAGGACGGCGCAGCCGGTCCGCAAGGCGAGCGCGGCCTCGACGGCGCGGTCGGCAAGGACGGAGCCGGTATCGCTGATCTGCTAATAGACCGAGACGGCCATCTCGTGGCGACCATGACGGATGGCCGCACGAAGAACCTTGGCCCAGTGATCGGCAAGGATGGTGCGCCAGGCAAGGACGGCGCAGACTTCACCGACTGCGAGATCGAATACGACGGGGAACGTACGATCACGGTACGCGGTAAGGGCGGCGAGATCGTCAAGCATGTTCCAATCCCGATCGACCGCGGCTACTGGTCGGAAGGCAAGTCTGCAGAGCGGGCCGATATCCTGACGCACAACGGCTGCGCATGGATCGCGTTGCGAGCAACGAAGGCAACACCTTGCCATGAGAACAAGGATGACTGGCGCCTGATGGTCCGCAAGGGCCGCGACGGCGTTGACGGTCGCAATGGGCGAGACCTTGGCCCGGCTCCGCCCGTGAAGCTCAACGGAGCCGGCGATGCTTGAACTCGTCACGCACGACGAAGCCGTTGCGCATCTCCGTCTAGACGAGTCCGCGGACGATGCGTGGCTTTCGGTCTTCATCCCGGCGATCTCGGAAGCCGTCGCTGGCTGGCTGAAGGACGAATGGCGGCTCTATGTGCCGGAGATGGACGGCGGCGAGGTCGTTGTCGATTCCTCTGGCGATCCTGTGCCGGCAGTCGATTCAAACGGCTACACCGTGCGCCCCGTCGTCAAGGCCGCGGTGCTGTTGGAGCTTAGCAGCGTCTACCGCTATCGCGAGGGCGAAGGGAAAGACAACGTGGTTTCGGATGCTGCCGGCCATGGGTATTCGCTCAACAAGGCCTCAACCGCCATACTGGCATCGCTGCGTAAATCGACTCTCGCATGAGCAACGTAGCCGCCGGCCGCCTCCGTCACCGCATCCGCATTGATGAGCAGGTTACGCTGAAGAATTCATCCGGCGAGCAGACGGTCGAATGGGAAGAAGTCGCGACGGTATGGGCGGCAATCGAACCGCTTAGCGCTCGCGAATCGATGATCGCCGAGCAGACGCAATCGAAGGTAAGCGCGCGGATCATCATCCGTTCAAGGAACGACATTCGCGCCAGCATGCGCGCCGTTCATGGGACGACGATCTACAACATCGAAGGCGTGATCCGCGATCCGGATAGCGGGCAGGAGTGGATTACGTTGACCGTGACGACTGGAGTCAATGAAGGCTAGGGCGTTCCTAAATCTTCGCTACACCGTCCCCGAACGGCGCGCAGTGTTCACGGAAGGGTTGCAGCAGATCGGATTCGAAGTAGTGCATGGCCTGACGCGCGAGCCGCGCGAAGGCGATGTGCTCGTGACGTGGAACCGCATCCACGAAGGCGATGCCTGCGCGCGCGAGTTCGAGCGGCGCGGCAATGCGGTCCTAGTGACCGAGAACGCAACGTGGGGAAACGGCTTCGCCGGCGAACCCTGGTACACCCTGGCACGGAGCTATCATAACCTCAGTGGCACATTCCCGATTGGCGGTGACGAGCGGTGGGACTCTCTGGGCGTCGAGCTGGCGCCATGGCGGACGAGAGGCGAGACAGTCATTCTGCCCAGCCGAGGCATCGGCCCGCCTGCCCATCGGATGCCTCGCGATTGGACATCGCGGCAGGTTGGACGAGTCCGGTCGCATCCTGGTACGGGGCCGGCGAAACGGCTCGAAGAAGACCTCGCCGAGTGCGGCCGGGTGGTTACGTGGGGTTCTGGCGCGGCAGTCAAGGCGCTAATGCTCGGCATTCCGGTCGAATCGCACATGCCGGGATGGATCGCGGCTCAAGACAACACTGATGCCGGGCGACTGGCAATGTTCCGGCGGCTAGCGCATGCGCAGTGGCGCCTTTCAGAACTCAGGACGGGTGAGCCATTCGCACGATTGCTTGCGAGGTAGCGTGAATCTCAGGGTCGCATGTCTGACCCATCCGGGACAGAAGCGCTATCGGCTTGTGGCTGAGGCAATGGCGGTCGGGATCGGTCGCTGCGGCGATACGCCTTACATGCATCCATTGAGCGGACCGATGATGCAGGCGGACGTTGCAGTCTGCTACGGGTGGAAACGCCGCGCGCAATACATCGGCTATCCGCGGTTCGTCTATGCGGACCTCGGATACTGGCACCGAGACACGCATTACCGCCTCGTAGCCGGAGGATGGAGTCCGGAAGGGTACGTTATGGCCGGACTTCCATCGGAACGTCTCGCGAAGCTGGGCGTCGATGTGAAGCCGTGGAAGCAAGGCGGCGATACGATCATCATTGCTGGATCGACTGGCAAGTCCTGCGTAGAGCATGGGCTGGCCTATCGGTCATGGGAGATTCGCGCGGCTGAACGCCTGCGAGATTGCGGTAAGCGCATCGTCTACAGGCCGAAGCCGACGGACCCATGTAAGGCGCCGCTTCCTGGCGTCGAATATGACCAAGCGCCGATCGAGGAATCATTGGCGCGAGCCTGCGCACTGGTAACGCATCATTCCAATGCTGCAGTTCAGGCACTTGCGGCTGGCATTCCCGTCCATTGCGAGGTCGGCGCCGCTGCGGCCTTCAGCGTGCCGATGTCGGAAATCGCACAAGCGCCGCGACTGGATGGCAGGGATCAGTTCCTTGCCGACGTCGCTTGGCTGAATTGGTCGTTGGATGAGATGCGCTCTGGCGAGGCTTGGGCGCACATGAAGGAGCGAGGATTGCTGTGCTGACATTCGACGCGGTGACGACTTTCGCGGAATCGCATTGGGAATCCCATGCGAAGCGATGCGTCGAGACTTTCCGGCAATTCTGGAGTGGCATCCCGCTGCGGACATTTACGGACGCGCAGCTTGAACTTGGGTCCGATTGGCTGCCGGAGTTCAAACAGCGCCATCGGCACCGCCCAACGCACAACTACCGCTTCGATGCTGTCCGGTTCGCGCACAAGGTAGCCGCCATCGAGATGGCATTCCGGGCAGGAAGCGCAGACGTACTGATTTGGATCGATGCCGACTGCGTGACGCATGCGCCGGTAGACGCGGAATGGCTTTCAAGCCTGCTAGGAGATGCCGACCTTGGCTATCTCCGGCGCTCGACGAAGTATCCGGAATGCGGATTTGTGATGTTCCGCCGATCGCAGGAAGGCGCCGAGCTGATTAAGGCAATGGTCCGCCTGTACCAGACCGATCGCCTGTTCGATCTGCCGGAGTGGCACGACTGCATGGCACTGGATCATGCCCGGCAGACGCTGGGCACGCGCTGGACGTCGCTTTCTGGAGATGCCGAGTCAACCGGGCATCCATTGGTCAATGGGCCGCTGGGCGCTCGCCTGGATCACTTGAAGGGCAAGCGCAAGGCGGCCGGAAAGTCGCTCAAGTCGGATTTGAAGAAATCGCGCAGCGAGGCCTATTGGAATGGGTAAGGGGCTGACCGCATCCATGCAGCTAGTCAAGGGCTTGGCGATGCCGGCCTTCGACGAGTTCATGGTCAAGATCGTGCCGGATGATGGCCGATACCAGCACGAGAACCTGATGGCGGCGGCTTCGCATTGCAGGCAGCGCCGTACGGTCATCGATGGCGGCGCGCATGTGGGCATGTGGTCGCGAACGTTCGCCGGCCTGTTCGATCGCGTGATCGCTTTCGAGCCGTCACCCGATACCTTCGAATGCCTGCTCTACAACATCGACGCGCCGAACGTGGATTGCAGGAATCAGGCGCTTGGCGCCGCTCCCGGCAAGATCCACATGACCCTCGCCGGGTTCGAAGGGACGCAGCGCGAAAAGAACTCCGGCGCTCGCTATGTCGCGGACGGCGGCAACATTGACCGCGTGACGGTCGACTCGCTCGATCTGGACGACCTGGATCTGCTGAAAATGGACATTGAGGGCAGCGAGGTCGAGGCATTGAAGGGCGCGCGCGAAACACTCCTGCGCTGCCGGCCCGTGGTCCTGTTTGAAGGAAAGAACGAATGGATCCGCCGCGGGTTCAAGGAAGATGCGCCGCAGCGCTTCCTGTCATCGCTCGGCGCTGAAAAGTTCGAGCGCGTCGGGATCGATGAAATTTGGGGCTGGCCCAATGGCTAAGCGATATGCGCAGATGCTTCCGATCATCGCCGAGCTGAAGCCGTCCGTGATCGTCGAGGTCGGCGTACACAAAGGACTGCGCGGATCTGCGCTTAGCCTGGAAGCCCTGAAACATTCGGCCAATGTCCGCTACGTCGGTTATGACGTGTTCGAGACGATGGGCGAGGAGTTCCAGCGCGAGGCCTTGAATGGCAAGAGCACGCCATCTGAGGCGCGCGCTCGGCAGGCTTTCGATCCAATCGTCGGCCAGCATCCCGGGTTTGCCTACGCCTTCCACGTGGGCGACACGCGCAAGACTCTGCACGGGCGGTCACTGGACGCAGACTTCGCGTTCATCGATGGCGACCATCGCGTTGAGGCGATCCGCGGCGACTATATGGCACTCAAAGATGCCAAGGTTGTCGTGTTGGATGACTTCTACATGCCTGGGCCTTCCGGATCACTACCGGACCTATTGCTCTACGGCGCGAATTCACTGGTCGATGAGCTTCGAGCAGATGGGCGCGAGGTGGAAATTCTTCCGATTGGCGACCTATGCAATCACGGCGCAGTGGCGCATCTGGCGGTAGTTCGCCAATGATAGACCTGTTCGCTGGATGGGACGCGCGCGAGGAGGCCGGGTTCCATGTGTTCTGCCGCAGCGTGCTTTCGCGGGCATCAGTTCCGGTCCGGATTACTCCGGTTGGCGCATTCGGTGGACCGCAGGGGACGAACGAGTTCACCTATTCGCGGTTCATGGTCCCGGCGATGATGGACTATCGCGGTCATGCGATCTTCATGGATGGAAGCGACATGCTTGCGCAGGACGACATTGCGAAGCTCGACGAACTGTTCGATGCGGCCTTCGCAGTGCAGGTCGTGAAACACCCGAACTACAAGACGCGGCACAAGGTCAAGTATATCGGAACGGCGATGGAGTGCCCGAATACGAACTATGCCCGGAAGAACTGGGCCTCGGTCATGCTGATCAATTGCGAGCATGAGGCATGGCGGTCTGTTCCAGAAGGATTGGACGCGCTGCAATTGCGATTCATTCCTGATGAGCTGATCGGCGAGCTTCCTGCGACATGGAATTGTCTTGTGGATGAGGGGCATGCGCCAGGCTCGGTGCTTCACTGGACGGCCGGCATCCCCGCTTTCAAGCACTACACGAACGCTACGCAATCCGACGTATGGCACGCCGAGTGCGCAGCGATGATGCAGGCAGCGGCATGAAGGTCGCGGTACTCGCCACCGGACCGAGCATGTCTCAGGCCGTGGCGGATCGTGCGCGCGCAGAATGCGATGCCGTGGTGGCGGTCAACAAAGCAATGGAGCTGGCGCCTTGGGCCGACGCTCTGGCGGCGAATGACCACGCATGGTGGCGTGCCAATCCGGAAGCCAAGACGTTCGCCGGCCGCAAGTTCAGTGCGAACAAGATCGAAGGCGTGGAACAGGTCGTGTCGGATCTAGTGACGCGCCAATCCAGCTCAGGTGTTCTCGGGCTTCATGTGGCGCAACTACTCGGCGCAACCGAGGTCGAGCTACACGGTTTCGAGAACCGAGGCGATCACTACTTCGGCAAGTACCCGGAACCGCTTCGCAACACATCGCCGTCGCGTTATAGCGCATTCGAGGACCAGCTTAGCGCGCTTGGCGCCTCGATGAAGAAGGCTGGAATCCGCATCATAAACAGGACGCCGGACTCGGCGCTAAGGTGCTTCGACCGTGGCTGACCTTGTTCGGGTGGATGGCCTGCGAGAGCTTCAGGCGAAGCTCACGTCGCTCGGTATCGAGTACGGCACCAAGGCCGCCTACAACCCTGTCCGCAATGCGCTAAACAAGGCCGCCCGCGTCATCCGCGATTCGGCGAAGCAGAAGGTGCGCCGCAAGACGGGCACTCTGGCGGACAACATCATCGTTACGTCGAAGGGAAAGCCAGACCCTAATGGACTGATTAGCTCCAAGGTGGTCGTGCGATCGAAGGCGAAGGCCTACAAGGACAACCCTCGCAACCGCAGGACCGGCAAGGTTGGCGGAAGCTACAAGAACTACGGCCCGCTGTTCTATGCGCGCTTTCTTGAATTCGGGACTAGCAGGATGCAGCCCTACCCATTCCTCCGCCCGGCATTCGAAGAAAACAAGATGGCGCTACCGCAGATGATCAAGAACGAATTGGCTGACGCGATTGAGCGCAGCGTGGCGAAGCTAGGCCGATGACCGTTCAACTTCCGCGGGTTCAGAATGCGCTGGAAGGATCGACCGCGCTCACGACGATCGTTGCTGACCGAATCAGCATGGGCATCGCGCCGGAGGATCAGACGCGGCCCTATGTCGTCTGGTGGATCGTTTCTGCCGTGCCGGAGAACCTGCTGGGCGAGCGACCGCTGGAAGACGACCAGCGCGTCCAGGTGGATTGCTGGGCCATGAGTCAGCCGCAGTGCCGGCAGATGATGCAGGCCGCGAACGATGCCTGCGAGGCGATCGGTCATGTGGTGCTCGGGCCGTCGTACGAGTATGAGGCAGAGTCCAAATTGCATAGATGGTCTTTCGACCTCGAGGTGCGGAACACGAGATGACGAGCACGCATCCGGGTGAAATCGGTTGCGCTGTTCGATCGGGAAGGAAAGCGCGCGTAATTCCTTCCTTCGGTGTACTCGCAATTCAATAGCGGGAAGTCCGACGCAGGCCCGAGCGATACGGGCACTAATTCCAAGGCCAGCCATTGCGCTGGCCTTTTTCATTTCCGGCGGAGCGCTCTGCCGGGAAAACGACTGTCGTGATGACAGCCGGTTCGCAACGCCGCGAGGCGTGGCATCCCATCGATGGAGCAATAGCACACGTGAAAACCCAAGGCACCGAACTCTGGTTCGTTTCCGATGCCAGCACGCCCGCGATCGTCAAGGTCGGTTGTCCGACCGGCGTGACCGGCCTCGGCGGCAGCCGCAATCAGATCGACGTCACCTGCCTGGACTC